ACCGCCTGTATAACTTGAGTTAACGCCTGTTGACCAAGTGTAGGTAGATGAACCGCTTGGATTGGATGGTGTGGTGGTGGCCCATTGATACAGAGTAGGGTTAGCCGCTTGATTGCCATCAGTGCCAGGAGATCCAGTTGCGCCTTGGTCAACAAACACAAATTGCAATACAGCCGTTGCGCCTTGAGACACCACACCCAAAGAAGATTTGTACCGCACAGGCACAGTCAATGTGGCTGGTGATGAAGTCATTGCTGTTGGGATTCCCCATTGAGCAAATGTGCCACCGTCAGTAATTGAACCTATAACCAAGCCACCTGATGTAGATACATCCGCATTGCCTGTGGTTGATGATGCTCCAATACGCCAAGTGTTATCTACAAAAGACGCATCACTATCTGCTTGAGCAGTTACAAAGTCGATTGCACCGCCAGCCGCAGAGCCGTACAGTTGTGTAATCAATCCTGTAAAAGATGGAACAAGTGATGAGTTTCTCGGCACTTGCATCACGATTGGTGAGAAAGTTGCTAAGAAAGTACCAGCCACCGCAGTTGTTGTTGGATTTGGCGACCAAGTAAAGCCTGTTGATGTGGCAGACAAAGCAGAGCCGCCAATTTCATTTGCCACTTTAAAGGCAAAATAATAAGTTGCTGTGGGCAGGTTAAGGTCAGCAAAAGTCAAACTGGTAGAGGGCGCAAATGGTTGCGAGTTAGGCAGTGTCTCAACACCCCAAACCGCCCAATCAGAAGTGGTTGGGCTGCTTACCGTTGTATAAAACAAAGTGACTTCAGTAACCCTGCCAGTTGCAGGTATTCCGCAAACAACATCAAAGTGCGGAATGGTTGCAGTTGGATTGATGTTCGCTACTGTAGGCGCTGTCAAATTGCTAAAGAAATTAGGGTTTGACAGATTGCTGTTTGGTGTTGGAGAAAATGCTGTGATAGAAGCATCATCATAAACTTGTGCGTTGTACTCATTTAATTCTAGAGCCGCACCCAAGTTGCCATCAGGCAAAGAGGCTTCAGAAACTTTAATGACACGGAATAATTTATTATTCCAACCATAGGCAGAGTTAGTAACGCTAATTACATCGCCAGCATCTACTTGAATACCGTTATAGGTTGTAGAGAAAGTAACAATCAAGTCCTCTCGCGCTTGTTCAAGCATCCTATTTGCAAGGTATTGCGCTTGCACAGAATCATTGACCAAACCTAAAGTAATTGTGTATTTGTTATCAGGCTCATTGGCAAACAACAATCCTGAAGGCGTGTTCAAGTAAACGTAATCTGATTGGTCGCGGTTTAACTTGCTGGGAAACTGCGCCTGAATCTGGTTAATACTAGAAGCAATATCAAACGCACTAACGCGAATTTCGCCAACAATATTTGAGTCATTAAAAACAAATGATTCAGTTTCTGCTCTATTAATAACAATAGACCATTTACCAGTTGCAGCGTTGTATTGATTCCATGAATCACAAGCCAACATGATTTGATCAAGGTTAGACAATACGTCTTGACCTGTATCCATTACACCGTTAATTCGGTAACGAGGCTGAGTAGAAGAACCGCCAGCCGCAGGGGTGTAGGTAATTGTTTGGTCAGAATAACTATTTAATTCAATTGCTTTTATATCATCGACAATGCTTGCATCCATTGCACAGCCATACTTATCATTTGTGATGTAGTCATACCAAACGTCGCCCGGCTTTGCCACACCTGTGCTGTTCAAATAATGCGAAGCCCTGAAGGTGATGGGTTGCATTTGCGTTGTGCCAGCATCCCTGTTGTAAACCATCTTCACAATAGCAAACGCCAAGCCATTCATTTGGCGACCGCTAGAAGGCCATCTTTGGCCCACAGCAATATCAGAGCCACCCATCACAGAATTAGGCAACGCAGAACCATTTAACGCAGTAATAGTCCCTGCTTCGTTAGATTTGTATAGGTTGATATAAAGGTTGCCAGAAATCTTTGTCTGAACATTTCCGGCGCCATCAGTCAGGCTTACTACTTTTGTTGGGTCAGTGCCATCAAATGTAATTGTCTGGTCTTGCCAGTACATCTTTGTTGTGTCAAAAGAAAACTGACCATTAGGGCTAATCTGAGATATAGCCAAAACATAGTACATTGTTTTCTGGTCTGTTGATAACACGGCATCAACAAATACACCGCCAAGGTAAGCATCGCCATAAACGATTGGAATACTATTTGTGGTGGATGGTGGCACTTGTTGGCGAACACCGTTATCCACATTTTGATTGGCATTTCCTGAAGTAAACACGCGAGTCACAATTGTGGAAACAGCAAAGTTAATGGCAAACCTTGCTGCAAGCAATGTCATGCCAGTTAATTCAAGCCCCATTGCGGCTAATACAAGTGTGGATGGCATTTTCAGTCCCTAAAAAAAGTTACTTCAAGCGGTTTGTAACCACGCTTTGTATAGTCTATCAAAGGAGAATTTGCCATTACCGTAGTGCAAACAAAATCTACCCGTTTATTGTTCAGCATATCTTGTGCAAGTTCATCAAACTTAATCCACAATTTGCCACCAATAGATTTACCTCGATGCTCTGGCATCACCCACCAAGCCAACTCACGCAATTCCAGAATTTTAGGACACCATACATTTGGCGTAATGATGGCAGCAATCATGCCTCGGTGGTCATCATCAATCAGGATGAATCCCCGACCACTTAGCATTTGAAATATTAAATGCCCAACATGGTCTGAGTTATGTGCATCTGGTCTTGTCAAAACGGGGATAGGCGCTTCTTTTGCATACTCCCGCATCATCCATACCAAAACTGGAATATCGTGTCTTGTAGCCTGTCTTATCATGTCTATGCTTCTTGTGAGGCAAAACCAGAATCAGATGGTGAATTAGTTGCAGATTGACTACCTTGCACAGGCGGTGAACCAAAGTCAAAGTAAGTTGAGGCAATGACAGGAACTCTGTCCATGCTTGTGTCGCTAGGGTAAAAGTTCTTCCATACCGATGGGTTAGTCTTTAATCCGCTAATACGGTTTTGCAAGATGGTCCGGAATGATGAGCAACTGATTGAACAAGTAGCCACCCGCGACCGCATCTGCTGATTCCAATCCTCAGTCACAGAAAAGTTACCAACATAACCCTGATACCGTTTAAAAAACTGCAAGGTTGGAGTTGTGATAATTTGGTTGTTGGAATCAAAGAATCCGCGCCAAATTTCTACCAATGAACCTTTAATATCTGCACCAAGAATGACTGCCACATTAGCGCCATCAACACCAGTTAAAGCAATCGTAAGGTCGCCACTAGTTGCCTTAGTCTCGCGTTTAATATCGCCAATGCTTAATAGGCTTCCCAAGTTACTGTAAGTAGTTCCACCTACAGTAATGGGTGATGCGGCATTGCAAAACGTATAAGTGTTTGTGGCAGTTGTGAGTTTGACAAACTCGCCATAGTTAATTGATGGGCTAGATAAAGCCGCTATTGTTGTACTCATCCTGTAATGTCCTCTCTAAAGACAAAAGGCGCATCCCACGCAACAAACGCGCCATTAGTCATTGGGTTGAGTGTATAGGTAGGACAGGTTTCTGCCAACATATAAAACGTGCAAGCAGAACCAACCGCAGTCAACGTACCAACGCTAGGCGTTGAAATAACAGGTCGGTGTAGGGTGACATTCACTGTAGAGCCAGAGCCTCTTAAAACATTTTCTGTGACTTTGTAAGGGTATAAACCTAATTGAAGAAAGTCGCCAGCCTTAAACACATAAGCAGAAGATGAAACAGAAGGCAAGTTACCCACGGAAATGGTTGTTGCATTAGCCGATGGAGATGATGCCAATGTCAAAGCATTTACTTGCCCTGTTGTTAAGTCGCCTTGATAAGCGACAAACCAAGACAGATTTGTACTGGCAAATGAAATGCTTTCAGGCAACTGGCGGTCTTTATTGTCAATGGCTTGAATGACATTACGAACCTGTGGGTAATACAAGTAGTTGTGTGGTGTAACAGTAAACACCCAAGGCACAGAAGTAAGGTATTGAGCAACTCTGACTTGACCTGAACGGCTTACTTGTTGACCAACAGTCCTACGGTTATTCACCGTTATGGATTGCTGAATATCAAATATTGTCTGTAGCGACATTATGTTCTCCCGTAATTTGTAGCAAGGTTTTTCTCACCGTATTTATTTGCCGCCCAAATAGCCGTAGAACTTCCAAGCAGTCTGTCTTCAAATGACTTAGTGTCAATTGCGTTGATGTTGTAATTGGTGACGTTTGTAGTTCCACCAACACCAGCCAAAGCATGATTTGGGATAATTGTTCCCGCAGTTCTTGGCACAAACAACTCAGGGCCGCGCTCGCCAACCACGCTGACTTGGCCAACAGTAGGATTGCCACCGTTAGCGTAGCCAGGCATCCCTAGAACTGATGCTGGTTGATATGGATTTGGCCCAACGCCAAACAAAGAACTCAAGAAACTAGTGGCCATTGCTTTCATTTGCATGGCAATAATGTCTTGAATAATGCTTCTGGCTAAATCTTTAAAACTTGCCTTGCCAGTACGCACAAATCTGTCAATGGCAGATTCCATATTGCCCATCAAAGAATCAAAGGCTTTTGCGCCCATTTCTAATTCTGTTGGCATATCACGCAAGAATCTTTGCGCTTGTTTTGTAATGCCTTCTTCAAAAGTACCCTCGCGCAAACCTCTTGTTAAACGATATTTTTCTTTTGCAATGGCTAATGATTTCTCTGCCAAAGCAGTTTCACGAGCCTCTGCCTCTGCCCTTGCTGTTGCGGTCAAATCTCTACGCGCATCAATTTCTTCAAGATTTCTTGAAAGTTGTTGACGAATCAACATCTGCTCACGCTCTAGCGCGTAATCTTCTTGACGTTTATTGCTGGAATTCATTTCCAATAACATCAATTCTTTTTCGTTTTCTAGTGCAATGCCCATCAACCTTTGACGTTCTGCAACTGCGCCATTTCCTTTTTCGTAAGAACTAAAGAAATCTGCTCTTGCCTTTGCATCTTCTTCCGCTGCCTTTTGTGCATTAGCCGCACCTTGCGCGTACAGTTGCATCTCTCTTTTTCGAGCCGCTTCTGCTTCTTTAGATTCTTGAACTACACGGCCACCACCACCGCCTGCGGTTGGCTTTTTAATATCTGTGCGCCTTGGGTCGTTTCCGGTACGCCCGTAACTTATCCCCATTACCTGCGCTTGATAAAAATCTAAATTTTCGCGTTGCGATTTTACCGATGCGTTATACCTAGCGTTTTCTGCAATGGCGGCATCAACGCCTTTAGTTATTAAAGTTTTGGCGTTAGTGTAGGTATGGGCAATTTCATCAAATATTGCTTTGAAAAAATAGAATACTTCAGAACCTAAAACCGTTACTGTTTGAAATACAGTCTTAAAAATAGCACTAAGCGAAATACCATGGTCGCCTAGTGTTTTCATGTAATCGACTGTTGACTTTAAAATTGGTCCTAACTCCGTAGCCAGTACCAACATTACATCGCGTGAAGTTTGCGCCAACAAATCATAAGTATCAGCCGCGGCTTTAATTGCTTTTTCTTGTTGCTCAATAAGCGGATTGGCTTCTGCCATCTTGTCAGCAAAGCCAACCATGTCCACGCCTTTGGCCGCTTTAGAGAAAATCTCCATCGCCTTGGCATTGCGTGTAACTGGGTCTTCAATTTTGGATAGATTGGCAACCAACTTATTAAGCAATTCCTCTTGGGAGAGTTTGCCTAAATCCTTTAAAGACACGCCTAAAGCAATTGCAGTCTTTTGAGCCTTATCTGAGCCACCAGCCGCCTCGTCAATAAACTTTGCAAACGCTGACAGCATCTTGCCTGCGTTATCTGCTTTGCCGCCAGAATTGGCCAAAGCATTGGATAACTGCAAAACTGTACCAATTGCAACTTCATTGGCTTCTGCTACGTCTGCCAAATCATCAGCGTATTTAATTGCCGCGGCACTGGCGGCCACCAAAGCGGTTGCAGCAATCTTGCCGTATTTTTCAGCAGATTGGCTGAACTGTTCTAGTTTCTTTCCAGCCGCGTCTAAGCCCTTGCTAAACTCCGCTGAATCTAAGCCTAGAACAACGCCAAGGCGGGCAATCATATTAGCCATGTTTTACCTCAAACAATTTCTTATCAAACCCTTGAGCCTGCGTCATAAACATTAAGAGGCTATCGTTAACAGCCGCCTCTTTGCTACTTTCAGGCAACGGTGGATAGATGTAATCATACGCACTCCCAAGTATATTTGCTAGTTTATATGGAGGCGAATTAGCCGCCCTCATATAGTTAAAAACACCGTTTGTCAGCGTGGCCAGTTGCGTCAGCAATCCATAGTTGCCAATCAACCCATCCGCATACATTGTTTGAATATTGGCCATCGTCACATCATCTAACTCAGAAATTGTCTCGGTTGTATGCCCGTTGAAAATCATTGCTGCTATACATTGACTTTTCAACGAGCCAATTAGTTTCCCCGACTTTCCTTATATGTTGGGCTAATTGCTTCACCAATTTTTTCAACGATTTGCAACTGTACCGACATAGGGAATTCATCCTCAATGTCCTGATATGTCAAATCTTCTAGGCTTGCACCTTCTAACTCAGGCACAAGCAATTTAAAGAATTCTGTTATGCGAGCCTCTGTAATAGCCTTGTTCTTAGCCGCTTCGCGCATTGAGCGACCATCCACCAAAATGTCGTTTTCAACAAACTTAAATTCCTCAGTCTGGTTGCTTTCAAACTGCATCAAAGGTTTTGTTAATTCTTGATATATTTTTTCTATCGTTTCGTCATTTGGATTTGTGACTTTTGTATAAATCTCATCCGATTCGGCCATCAAAGGAATACGCACCTTAAATGTATGACCGCCAAGTTCAAACGAACGAACCAATAGGTTCTTCTTATTTGTCTGATACTTTTCACCAAATGCTGAACTAAATTTCGTCATTTCTGTTTTGCCTTGTATTGATTTAACCGCCTACCGATAATATCTCCAAGCCTTTTGGCGGTGTTAGGGGCTTGGGATTCCATTGCTGGCCTCAAATACGGATGTGCCGGATTGTGAGCAGAGCCAAATTCTTGTGCTATTGCGCGAGCATCGCTTTTGATTCCCATAAAAGCATCAGCATTTTCAACGCCCATTTTCTTGAGTTTTTTACGGCTGCTTATTAAACCTTTGCCCTCGCTCATGGCTTTTAACTTCTTGCCAGGCGCTGTGGTCACCACCGCAATAACTGAATCTTTTTCGGTAATATATTTCGACCTTCTGTCGCGCCTAGTGGGTCGTCTTGCTTCCACCTGTAGGGATAATCTTAATGCGCCTGTGTCCATCGGTGCATTGGCAACCGCTTGTGATAAAACAGGTTGCATGGCCTCTCGTGCGGCTGGCACTAAGATTTTACTTGTGGCTTTTTTGTCGCCAATGTCTTGAGCCAATTCTTCAAATGCGGCAAGCACATCTTTCAAACCTTCAATTTTGAAAGATGCCTGCATGATTTAACCCGCCTTAATAATCTTATGAAAAATCAAGTGGTTTACTTGAATAGCGTAGTTCACCACTTCTTCGGGAGTCATCTTGTCTGCGTGATTCTGGGCAATCTGGTGCGCCAAGTTAACCGCAGTCATTCTCTGTTGAGAAAAGCCAAACCAATCCTTGCGAGATTCGGCTTGGCTTACTAGGAAACCCAAAAGGTCATTGCTGTCTTTTATTGTCGTGGTCATGTTTTATTCTGTTGATTTTTTGGTTGGTACATACGGAAAGTATGTAGCAAGGTGTTGAAGAACTGTGAATTCTTCTGTATCAGGAGTAGCCTTTGCCAAAGCATCAGCTACTTCTTTTGCATCCAACTCCATGCCCCTGACCGCAAGGTCAAAGGGCAAGTAGGTGCTAGTCAATAAAGCAATCGAGTCTTTAAGAGACATGATTAGGTGCTGGCAGACCAGCCGTATTGATTGCCACGGGGGTGGATGCTGAATGTCACTTTGGCTTCAGCGCCTGGGGCTGAGTCAATAGTCCACTGGCTAACGCGGCCATTGAAGGCGTAGTTAACAATGCCTGTGCCATCTGTTGCAGAAATCACAAAGGTGCGGTCAATCGTACCGTTGTAAGCATCAGCGCGAAGCAACAACAACACGGTGTCGCTAGGATTCCAAGCGGCTGTGATGGTCATGCTAGTAGGAGCAGATTGCACAGGAATCTTGTCCGATTGGCGTGAACCAGCAATAGAGAAAGATGCCACAGCATCATCTTGGCCAAAAGCAGGGATTGCTTCAACAGGCACTAAGTTGCCAGAAATTGCCAAAGCAGAAACGCTGGCATAAGTCGACAAGTTTGCAATTGTCAAAGGTGTTGGAGTGGCGCTAGGCTGTGCATATAGTGTTGCACTAAAGCCGGGCAAAATTTTTGTTGGTAAAGCCATTTTAAGTTTCCTTTAAAGAGTTGAATGAATCGTGTCTTATGATGGAATATCAATGGTGCAATCAATAAAGATTTGCGCCAACTTATTCTCGTTGTCATAACTGTTATACAGCCACTGGCAATCTGCTTTTGATATATTAAATCCACCGTCAGCAGGGTTTCCCAACATACCGCTATAACCGTGTAGAGATTGTAGTACTTGATTGGAAATTGTAAAACCGTCTTCTATAATTTGCGTGAAAATGCTTATCTGGAATACTGGTCGATCAATCCCTTTTACAGACTGATACGAGCCTGTATAAACCTCTTGGTGAACATTTCTCAGCATCCAAGTAATGAACTTAGGCTGCGTTGCAAAATTGCGGTTAAAAGCCGCATATACAGGCACAGGCGTGACAATGTTTTGCAGTTGATACTGGATTGCCTTGCCGTAGTTAATGACGTTGTTTTGAACTGTCATACAGCCACCACAGGGTCATTGCGAACGCACAAAAACTTAACTGTCATGCGGTCATCCGATTCCCTAACACTATCGACCCGCCAGTCAAACGATTTCCATGTTAGGGAATAAGCATTTTGATTGTCAATAATTGTTTTGGTGTTCGGTGTGTAGTTCAAAGTGAATTCAACAATGTCAGAATAAACCCTGTACTTGTCAGAGATGCGGACACTGTTGGCCACAGAGCGAACACGCGCACGAGTTTCAAACCATTTTGTAATAGTAGTTGATTGTTCACCAAAAGAACTTTTCCCAAAAGAAAGGTTGTTAATGGTTATGTTCTCAAAACGTGCGATTCCCATTTACTGCCTCACATGATGAGTGGTTTGTAAGGTCTTAGCAATGTTGCTACACCAAATGGAACTTCATGCAATTTGCCATCAGTTGTGTTTGAACGATTGTTATACAAGTGGGTCAGCAACATCAATGCTGCCTGTTTAATTACAGGGTAAGTAGAAATAAACGCAGAATTTTGCGTATAAGTCACCACGATTGGGTTGGCCACAGTCTGATTCAACGTGTTAGGGATTGTGTTCAAAATAACACGATTACCCGTTGGGTCGTATGAATATTGTGTTGATGCAATCGTAACTGGTACTGTGTTTGATGTGGAATAAAACTCCACCTTGTTAATGATTACGCCAACCGTGTTAAAGGCAGTTACGGCCACTTCAGGCAAGTCCAAAAACACCGCTGTGTTGTACAAGCCAAAGTTAGGGTAATAGACCTTGTAGGTGGTTGGATAAATAGCCGCACCAATAAAGTCTTCAATGGCCATCCTTGTGGCCAGTTCCAAAGACTGCAAGTATGTGTCTTGGCTTTCATCATCAAACAAATTTAATTGTTGCGTGATTTCAGAAAGGGTTAGCCAAGGCGTTGCTACGTCACGGTCAACTTGCTCAAATTTGGCGTAGTTAAACGGATTCCGCTGGTCGGAATAAAAGGGCGCGAGGGTTTGATTCTCGACAGCCATGTTTTATACACCAACCAAACGGATGCCAGCAAACGGGTCCCGAACGGTACTTACAAGGCGTTTCTCTGCGAACAGAGTCACAAAGCCTGGGGCCGTTTGTTCCATCGCCTGTACGGTCATTTCCTGCACATCAGCAATCGTTACAAATCTAGGCCAGTTAGCCAAGTAGATGTTAAAGTTGCCAGCGCCAGTTGTTTGGATGTTTGGGTTTGCAATCACAGGGAAACCAAAAATATTTACAACAGCGCCGCCTTCATCGCTGCCAACTTCAGCAAATTCTCTAATTGCGGCTGAACCCGGACCAAGGTTTCGCAAATCGTGAATTGTTTGCGGGTGCATCATCCAAGCAGTACCAGGCAAGTTCCAATACTGTGCAGGGAACAAACGAGCCATGTCTGTAATGTCAGAATAACTAACAGCCGCTGCCGCTTGCGTAAATGTAGCAATCGAATGAATACCGTTTGTGATTGCAGTACCGCTAGAGCCATAAGCAGATGAAGCGGCACTTGCGTACATATTTAATCCGCGCAAACCACTTGTGCCACCGTTGGCAGTAGTAGTTGAACCCGCTTGGTCATTATTCAGCACCATTGATGCGCCTTCGATTTGTGCAAATTCAAGCATCAAATCATCAATGATTGTCTGGTCAAGATAGTTAATGTCAGACATAACCGCAGTACGCACAGGCAACTGGGCTGTAATCACACGGGTAGGCAATTGCCAGATTGATGTGGCGGTGTTTGGAGTACCGCTGTCTGGCGTAAATGTATAGCCAAAAGGATTTGTCTGGTTGGCCGCATTACCTGTCTTTGCCACAAATTGCACAGCAGAACCAGCCGCAGACACAACGCGAGACATAGCGCGAATAGGATTTGCAAAACGTAATGTTGCAAAGGCATCATCAAAATAAGTGCGACCACCAATGCCAGCACCAGACCCTGTAAGCGTTGATGCTTCACGAAGATCAATCTTTACTTTGCCGCCCTCTGTAATGGCTTGCTTGATGCCGTCTAGGATTTTTTGGTTTGCACTCATTTTGATAATTCCTTAAAGATTAAAAGACGGGAGGCCGAAGCCCCCCATCATTTTTTTCGCTAATTAAGCGCCTGTCGCTGTGGAGCGATAGCGAATAATGGCGTTGGGGTCAACAACGCTGGAGCAAAGGCGTTTCTCACCAAAGAAAGTGATAAAGCCTGGGGCTGTCTGTTCGTATCTACGCAGAACCATGCTCAAACGGTCAACGATTGTGTGGCCGCGTGAGAAGTCACCGAAGTACATTGGGAACAGGCTTGTAGTGCCAGCAGAAGCGCCAGCAGATGTAGGAGCAGAGCAGTATGAGTTTACATACACATCAAAGCCCAACAACTTGCCAACGATGCCGTCATAAATCAGCGGAGACATACGTTCAAACACAGGCGTACCGTTGTTGTCCACCAAGCCGCGGATGCCAGCGAGCATCAAGGGATTGATAACAAAACAGTTGCTTGCAGACCAGTATTGCTGTGGCAAGTTGTGAATGAATTGAATCAAATCAATGTATTTCACGTTGTTTGCAGCGGCAAAACCATTGGTGGTGGTTTGGTCATAGGTTGCAATGCTGTGCAAACCGTCAGTAGAGGCAGTACCACTTGAGCCGAAGGCCGCAGCAGAGATAGTGCCACCAGTGTAGGTTGCGTTAGAGCCAGGGTAAGAATTCAGACCACGCAAGCCTGAAGTTGCACCGTAGGCAGTAGTGGTAGAACCTGCTTGGTCGTTGTTCAAAATCATTGACAAGCCTTCTTGTTGCGAGAATTCTTGCAACATATCGTCAACAACATTTGATTCCAAACCATCAATGTCATCCAAAGCCGCAGTACGGATTGGGAATTGCACGTTGATGTCTTGCATATTCAATTGCCAGATGCTAGTGGCTTCAGTTGTAGCCGCACCGTTGTTTTGAATTGCATAACCCCAAGCCGCACCTGCGTTGCCTGTCTTAGCGCGGAACTGATAGGTTGAACCATCAGTAGCCACGTTACGGGAAACACCGCGCATTGGGTTGAGCAAACGCAGTTTGAAGAACACGGGGTCGTAAGCAGTACGGCCACCGATGCCAGCGCCAGAACCAGTCAAGGTTGAGGCTTCTGTCAAATAGGCTTGGTGCTGTTCTTCAGATTCCCACAATTTCACTTCTGTGTGAACGCGGTTGCTGCCTTTTGTGAAAGAAGCAAGTTGCTCTTTCACGCGACGATTCACATCACCACGAACTGTTTTAGCAGGGGTGCGAATGATCTCAGGGATTTGAATTGCAGAAACTTTGGCTTCCAAAGCGGCAAACTTTTCAGTCAACTCGGCTTTTGCGGATTCCACAGTAGTTGCGACTTCGCTTTTTACAGCGTCAATTTTGGCTTCGTTAGACACAGCAATAGCGTCAACTTTTTCGAGTACTTTATCCATAGACATGATAATTTCCTTTAGATACGTTTTTCAAGTGCCTTGGCCAACTCACGCGCTTCAAAAGCGGCAAGCAGAGCATCGGCTTCGTTTACCACCGCATCAGGCTCACCCTGAGTTGGTAGAGATTCAAGTGGCTTAGAAACTGCCTCACGCTGTTCCAGAGCGTTCTTGAATACCAAAGATGCGGTGGTCGCATCCTTTCGAGTCAGACCCGCCTCACGCAAGGTCTTTTCGACTGAGCGAATGTTCAAAGCACCTTCAGGGCTAAACATTTCTAATTTGTTGATTTCTGCATTTGGGTTGTTTGGATACATAACTACGGACACTTCGCGCAAGCCGCCTTTAGTAATTTGAAAATAAGCATCTTCTGATTGGTCTGGGTTGCCATCAGCATCAACCATTTGGGCTTCTTCTGCATAAGCGCCAACAGAAACACCGCCAAACATCTTTGGGGATTCTTTTAGGATTTGATAAAGGTCATTGCCACCAACTGTGTTTGTGTACAAGCGACCTTTGGCGGTCATGCCTTTGTCGTCAAACTCAAATGAATTCCACTCGCCCATTGGCATACCAAGGTCGTTGTGATTTAAAAACATTGGAAGTGGTTTGTCGCCAGCATTGAATTCATCTGCCCAATCCATGAAACCTTCGGGCTGATAGTTAAATTTGCGACCGTCTGCGCCTTCACGCGCTCCCCAAGTTGTCACTCTGGCTTCCATCATGCCTGATGGGTTTTGTGCCTCGTTTGCGCCAGCCGCTAGTTGGACCTGCGCTTCGCAAATTAGCGTGTAATTCTTCATTTATCACCCCATTGTGGATAGATTGATTATCGTCTCTTATCTTGTGGGGCTTCTCTATTCTCGCGAGTGTAACATTACTCGGTTTAATTTGTGAAGCCAAAATTGCAAGTTTTTTTGCAATCATGTTGTGCCAATATTCATTTTCCGCTTTTGGCTACCGCCACCACCGCCCGTGTCCTGTGGTGAAGTACCCTTTATAGGCTCATCAGATGAGCCACCAGATTGTAGTTCATCACCACCATCAATACGCGGCATATTCAGATATTCACGCGCTTCGTTGGGAGTCATAATGCCAGATTTGACCGCGGCTGTCACAAAATTCATTTGGTCAAGCGGTGCGCCTTTTAAAAAATCTTTTGTATCAAAGCGCACACAAAGGTTTGGATAACCTTTAAACAAATGCTGTTTTAATTTTTGCTCAACGCTAATAACGGTTGGATACATAACCGTTTTATAAAACTCATCCAACATAGTCTGAGTATTATTATATTTGCCATCGGCAATTCCAAGCATTGCAGGCGGTACACCAAACAAACCGCAAATGCGCTTCATGGTTTGGATTTTCAGATTGGCCGCGTCAGCATCTTGTAGATTTAGCATCTTGATGCTTTCATACGTCATGCCTTGATCGAGCAACATACCCTGACCCGACTTGGATGGGTCTGTGGCCCTGCTGCCAGTCATTTGATTCCAAGTTTCTTTAATCCGAGCCGCGATTTCTTTGTACTTTGCGTCAGGAATAACTTGATCAGTCTTAAAAATGCCAGAAGGTTTAGCACCGTTCTGCATAATGAAGTTGGCGTAAATATCAATGTCTTGGTCTAGCGCAATTAACTCTGTGGCCAAGATGCCTTTGTTAAAGCCAGACGAGCCTTGCCATGCCGCTTCTTTGATGTGCATGATTTGATGTGCATCCAAAGGCGTGTCTTTGCTAAAGCCGTATGAGGGTGAACTTAAAACATAAGACGGATAGTTGCCTGGAGTCAATTTGACCGTAATCAGCGTGGCATCCATGTTGTACATCTCAATTGGAGTCTGCACAGGGTCTTTTTGGTCTTTTCTCCACCACAGAGTAAAGGATTCACCAGCAAGGTCTTGCCACATCATCCATTGATACCAAAATTCATAGGCGCTTTGGAAGTTATTTGGGTTGTGCAACAAATTCAGCACTTGTTGGGCTTTACCCTTGTCTCTGGCGCCAACACTAGGGTCTGCCAAGGCATCTACCAAATTGCCATCTTTATTCTTGGCCATGATAGCAATACCGCATTGAGACAATGCCCTTGCCTTAACGCCAACGCATCCCATCACGGTGGAATTGCGTGTCAAAGCAGACATATCCAACACGCGGCCTGCGGTGGTGGTGCTAGATGTTGTTACATACAGTAATTGCTGAGAGGGCTGCTGGCGATTCTGCCCCATGATTACTTGGTTGCCCAACTGCAATTGGCCAAGAACTGCGTTAGATTCAGTTACTTTTTTTCTGCTGAAAACATCCAAAATGCCCATGTTTTTCTCCTAAATTTCCGCAATCCTACATTAAAACGAGCGAAATCCAAAACTATCGCTAACATAGGGATTATCTAACGAACAATGAGCCGCAATAATCATAGATATGATGCCGTCAACCTTTGCACCTTTGTCTGCTTCGTTCTTACGCACTTTAATATTGCCGTTAACATCCACGAAACAAGAGCAGTTTCCTAATTGCCATCCAACAAAAGGATTGCCATCATGCTTAATTTGTTGATTCAAAATCAACTTTTCAATGTACTTACTTGGGTTATTTAGGACCGCCATGCCCTGACCAACCTTTTTTACAGGCAGTCCAGCATCGTGCAATCTGGCCACCAAAGAGGCTGCGTTGTATGCGTCATATCCAACTTCTTTGACGTTGTATTTTTGACACTGTTGGTTAATGATGTAATCGCTAATCTCGCGGTCATCCATCACGTTGCCTTCTGTCAGTTTCAAAATACCGCTTTTAATGGCCACTTGAAAAATGTCCAAATAGTGTTTGGGTATATGCGCTAAAGAATCTTCCGGCAAAAAGAACTGCCATTCGGCTTCATAGTCCAATTCACCAAATCTTTTTAAAGTACAAACGGCATTTAAATCTCGCGTTGCTGCCAAGTCAAACCCGATAAAAACCGCTTCTGGGTCTTTGCGTGGCTCAACAATAATTGCCGCAGGGTCATCCCAATGCTGTCTGTCAAGCCATGCCGCATTAGATGAAACCCAGATATTGAGGGTTTTGCAAAGAAACTCATTAAGTGCCGCTGGCTTATGTTTGGCTTCCTCTGCCCGTTGTGCAATGGCATCCTCATAAACCGATATTCCATGCATTGGATTGGCTTTTGCCCAATTCACAGGGTCACGCCAGTCATCACCTAAATCTAGGCCGTAGAGCAAGCCAAACCACCGCGGGTTGTCAGTTGCCTCGCCACGAAGCATCGACTGATACATGGACAAGTCCTCATAAAACTTTGTGTCCTTCGTGAACGAGGCGGTTGTAATATACACCCGAAGTGGGTTCTGTCTGGCCACCATACCTGAGTGCAAAACCTCAATTGAGTTGCGGTCAACAATCTGCGCGGCCTCATCCACCACCACCGCAGACGGGTTTTTGCCGTCACCAGTCTTCTTTGTATCACGGCTCAACGCCTTGAACATAGACTGCGAATCGCCTCTTTTACCAATGCTAAATTTAGTAGGGGTAAATAATTCAGCCAGTTCTTTGGGCATAGATTCCACAAAACCTTTGGCAGCATCAAACACAATTGTTGCCTGTTCCCTGTTTGTGGCTAAAGTAAACACTTCAGGACCAGCCTCGCCAAACAGTAACTCATAAAGAGTTAACACCGCAGTCAGAGTTGACTTGCCAGCCTTCCTTGGAATAAACAAAATAACATCCGTCACCATCCGCTTGTTTAGGGTTTTCTTTGACCTAAACCCGTAAATGGCGCAAATAAGCAATATCTGGAACGGCTCAAGCACAACCGATTGCCCTGCCTGTGGGCCTTTTGTGTGTTTTAGCGTAGCCGCAAACTGTAAAACATGGTCAGGCGCTCGGCTGTCAAACACCCATTCCCATTCTTTGTTTTCCAACTGGTTAATGAATCTCTGGCAAGCCAGGCGCACATCGTTGCAAACATTTATCTCGCCCTTGGCCACCGCATGAGCATAGGCTATACCGTCTTGGTAATTCATCCGGCAAACGGTCCTTTAAGGAATTGCGCCACAGGGCTGTCTTCTTCCTGTTTGCCAGCAGACAAACGGCTTCTAGGGGTCAACCCTAATTCGTTCATCAATTGAATAATCAACGTCATGGTCTTATTCCGCACAGACAAATAAGGATTAGGACCAACCGTTTTGCCATCATTAAACTTAGAAACAATACCACCGCGTTTAATTGCGTCGGTGCATTTCACATAAGTATCAATATGGTCGGCCAGCATCGCCAATGTGTGTTTGTCTTGGTCATTCCCAATGCCGTACACGTTATAAAGAAATTCTGCCGTTTCCTCAATAAATTGAGTCTTGTCCCACGCCTCTGGGTTATCCACCCACTCCGCTTTAGGAATTCTCTTTTTTAAATTGTCAGGCAGCATCTTGGGCATACCCCTTTTTGGAGTAGTCCCGTCAACTAAATGAAGTTCTGGTGGTTTTTGGTTCATAACTCAACTGTAATGTATTACCCCCCAATGGTCAAATTCATTTGCGGGTAATTGGG